GGAACGTATGGACAGTAGAATACACCAGCGTCATATGCGTTAGAACCCTTGTAACCTACAGTTACATAATCGGATACTGCATATGGGTCAATGTATACTCTGTGCTTACCGTTCAGAACACCAGCAAAAGTGTTACCTGTGTCATCAACGTTCAAGTTAGTGGACAGTGCAGGAGTGTAGTCCAGCATACCAGCAGCAGCCATAGCAGATGCTACGTCAGACGAACAAAGGATGAAGTTACCACGGCCACGTCTTGTGTCCTTAGCAATCTGGTTTGCTTCACGCTCGAGTTGGAAGATCAGTCCCTTGAACTTCTCTACCGACCAACGACCGTCAGCGTCTACATTAAGGTCAAATACACCTTGTGTAGAAGTAGAACCAGTTACAGTAGTTGCACCAGTCTTTGCTTGGGAGTTAATGGTACGAATCACTTCACGGTTAATTTCCGCAAGGATTTCAGCAGACAGAATGTTAGCGAGTTCAGTCTCAGCGTCAAGACCGTGGATTGCCTTCAGGTCTTGTGCCAGTTCCATTGTGTACTCAGCCTTGAGCGCACGGGACTTAGCAGTTACTGTTGCCTTGTCAATGGTGAAACCCATCTCAGCAAATTCGGAGTTAGTTCCGTTGCCAAGTGCTTCAGCTTGTGTAGTGGACATACCACCACCAGCAAGAGCAGTGCGACGGTCATCGTCTGCGTTAGAGTCGGAACCTACAGCAGCAGAGTCCAGACCAGCAGGGTCAGAATCTTGAGAGAATGCAGAGTCACCAGAGAAACCAGTGAGTGCTTCGTCAAACAGTGCTTCATCACCAGAAGTAGCACCAGCCCGAGTAGTCTTGTAGTTGGACTTCATCGCAAAGATGAGACCAGTAGGACCAGTCATTGGCTGCACACCACATACATCGTATGCAATCAGGTTAGGCATAGCACGACGAACCAGAGAAATCAGTACTGGATCGAAGTTCTGTACGTTACCGGTTTCGGTGCCATACTCGTTAATCATGCCAAAAGAAGCTTGAGATGCTTCTTCACGCATTGCCTTTTCTTGGTTTTCAAGGATTGCCGCAGTTACTTGCTTGCGGTAATGATCGGAGATTGGACCAGCAGTTTCTTCATTAAGAACTGGAGACCACTTTTGTACGAGCTTATCGTAAGATACTTGAGGAGTCATTTTTTATACACCTTCTTTCTTATTGTTTTGCGGTTCTTTTGATTGCAGAGATGTAACGAGACATAGCATCGGAAATTTCTTCCTCTTCTACAGACTCATCAATTTCTTCACCTACAATCTGTGGAGTTTTCTTAGTGAAGTAAGATTCTTTGATGGTAGATACCTTCTGTGCAAAAGTTTCTTCATCTTCGAAATCAATATCTTCAGCGAGGGATTTCAACTTCTCTACCTGTGTTTCAGCAAGATCACGGGAATGTTCACGGATGATAGCATCACGCTTCAGTTCTTCCAGTTCACCGTTCATACGGATAGATTGTTCTGTGGTTTCATTGAGCTTTTCTTCAAGTTCACGAACCTGAGTTCCCAACTCATCAACCAAATCAACTTTGGACTCTGGTACGTCTACATAAGACTCAGTAAACAGGTTCTTCAACCCATTCATAAAGTCTTCTGCAAGTTCAGTGCGGAGACCATGCTCAATAGCAAGCTTGTTCTCTTCCATAAACTTTTCTACAACGTAGTTCAGATATCCGTCGATTTGCTCTACCATTTCCTCACGGGTGGTCTTGAGTTCTTCGTCAAATTCTTCTTGAAGTTCAGATTCAATGCGTGCAACTTCTTCAGAAACCTTAGACTTGACAGCAGCTTCCATAATGACTGCAGCCTTATCCTTAAAGGTTTCGGACAGAGTTGCTTCAGATTCAGCCAGTGCATTCATGTCAGCAGTTACGTCAACAGTAACTTTAGCTGCCTTTTCGTGCAGTTCTGGTGTCACTTCTTCAACTTCTGTGTCCTCTTTCATGCCATTCTTCATAGCATTCATCATTTTGTTGTAGGAGGCGGAAAGATCAGCCTTCTTCATTTTGGACATTTCGTTGTACATTGCATTGATCATACCAGCTTTAGTGCTTGGCATTGGGTCGCCTTTAGTGGCAACACCGCCAGGAACTTTAGCTTGCGATGGAGCTGACTTTTTAATCTTAGCAGCATCATCTTCTGCAGCCTTCTCACCATCTACTTCAGGTGCAGCGGCAGCTTCAGATACTTCTTCTTCAGCATCAGCTTCTGCTTCAGATTCGTCGTGAGCTTCTTCTTCCTCTTCAGGATCAGGATCCACGACCATTTCTTCAACAGATTCAATGTCTTCCATAAGTTCTTTGTCGGACATGTTTATCTCCTGTTAAAAATTTAATCTAGAGAGGAAATTCTTAAACTCCCGCATCTCAACCGCAGAGCGATCGGATCTAGAAGCATTCTTAATTTCAGTCTCAATTTGCTCAATTTCCTGAGGTTCTAAG